TACTCCAGAGGAAAGAAGAGCGGCATAAGTACTTCTGTTTCAGATTACTACTGCTTTTGTTTTGGAGACACCATGCACCTCATAAAGACAATTGACCTTAAGTCAAGATGTCGTAAGTATTTAGGCACTGCAAGAGATAAGGCAGGCGGAGATAATGACACTAGTAAAGGTATCTTATTGCCTATAAAAGAATTATTTTAATAATAAACACGACTTTCCTTGCGAGAGTCGTTTTTATTTTGTATATTTGCAACTCACTAATAATAATAACCATGTCAGAATCATCAGAAAGAATATTAGCACACACAAACTTCCTTGAAGCTTTAGGAATTATACAGAAATGGCAAGAGGCTTCCGACAAAGAAAACAAGCAGTTAACTAGATTAGCTGAACTTCTACTTTCTATGCTTGGAAGACATCAAGACTTAATGCTTGAGGTTAGTGATTTAAAGACTATGAATGTCTTAATAAGAAATGATAAGAACAAAATTATACAAGAGCTAAAAGGACTGTAACCACTAACTCTAAAAACAAGTTTCGTCACTGGTTTTCGAACGGAGCAGTCCTTTAAATACATTAATAACTATTAAAACAAAAACTATGAACTACAAAGATTACAGTATTACCAATTTCTGCAAGTGGGGTTACTTCCAAGCATTTAACCTTTTAGATAACAACGAGCCAATGATACAGCATAAGTTGGTAACAGAACTTAAAACAGCAATAGACTTAAGAATAGAAGAGAATAAATCAAACCCTAAAACAGATATATAATATGAACAGTTACGATAAGTATTCAGAGAATGAATGGAATGAGTATGTTGCTAATAACTCAGGAATGAGTATGAGAGATATGATGGAGTATATGGAGAAAGATATAGAGGAAGACGTTTGTAATGGCATGTGTCAACCATGTGGTTGTGGAGCTTTAGAAGATGAGTTTATAAGTCATCCAAAGACAGAAGCTCAGAAGCGTAAAGAGACTCCTGTATATAGCGGAGTGTTAATGTATTTCCCTGAAGCTGTAAAAGCTGTAGCTAGATGCTCGTTTATTGGTAACGAACAACATAATCCTGGTAAACCATTACATTGGGATAGAGCTAAGAGTGGTGACGAGAAAGATGCTTTAACAAGACACTTATTAGAAGCAGGAACTATTGATACAGATGGTATAAGACACAGTGCTAAAGTAGCATGGAGAGCATTAGCTAACTTACAGAAAGAGATAGAAGCAGAACAAAACAATAAATAATATGACAGCAATATTCGATATAGATAGTTTAATTTATGAAGCATGTTACGGAGCAGAAGACTTTGATGATGCAGTAGAAAGTTACTGGAGTAGATACAACGATGCAGTGTATCACTTAGAAATGAAGTATAATAATGTTAAGATGATTCCTGTAGGATTCTGCAGAAACAACTACCGTAAAGTAGTTGATTCTAGCTACAAAATGAATAGAGCTGGAACTCCTAAGCCTGAGCACTTTGACGAACTGATACAGCATGTTAAAGATAATTTAGATGTTCAGATGAGAAGAGGTATTGAGACTGATGATTTAGTTGCTAAGTTTCATAAGCACTTAGGTCCTGATAAGTCTGTTATAGTTTCTGTTGATAAGGACTATAAGCAGTTTGAAGGAACTATGTTTAACTACCGTAAGAGAGAGTTTGATTACACTTCAAAGGAAGAGGCTGTATATAACTTCTGGGAGCAAATGGTTATCGGTGATAGAGCTGATAATGTTTTAGTATGTAAAGGCTATGGTGTTAAGTGGTGTGAAAAAAACCTTAAAGGACTTAGTGAGTTTGGCATGATGAGAGTCATTTTAAGCCTATATAAGGAACTTTATAAGAGCAAAGGTCGTGAGAAGTTAATCAGGACATATCTATTGCTTAAACTTAATGTATTTTAATATGGGATTCGGAGACTTAACTATTCGGGATTGGAAGGAGATAAGAACAGGAGACTATTGGCAAACTAGAGATAGTCTTAATGGCTTTAATAGAGAAAGATTTATTCACAGCAGAATAGAATTGTGGAGAAGGAACAAACTTAAAAGAGATTAATATGGACTTTCATAAAGGAGATACGATAGAAGAGAGAATTGATAATGCGTTTGCAATGTTTTATTTTAATCTAATGTCAAAAGATTATTCAATAGAGTATTGTAAGCGTGAGATGTTGGTACAAGTGGGCTTAGAGGAATACGAGATAGCTGAAGGAATAAAGAAAGCTATAGTATTTTACGAAAATAACCCACAAGACTTGTATATATGAAATAAAAGTTGTATGTTTGCAACTCACTAATAAAAAAGATAAGATGGCTAGAACAAAAACAAAGAGTTACAGAGCGGAATTAGATAAGATATATTTATTTGTTAACAATCATTTCAAAGTAGATATAGCAGATGCTAAGAGAACATCACACTATGTATCTTTAAGAGCTTTGTATTACAAGATAGCTGCAAAGACTACTCTAGCCACTTATGATGCTATATCTGAGGTAGTAAACAGAGACCATGCTACTTTTATGCACGCTAGGGCTAATTTGTTTGATTACATAATGACTATACCTGACGTTAAAAACGCTTACAATGTTTACTTTGGTCTTGACGTAGAAGCTTTACCTCATTCAACTATGACTAAGCTAAGAGAGATAGTGGAAACTAAGAAAGGTGGTCATAACGTTGTGTTGACTACAAATGAGTTAGCTTACAGGGAGTTGTCAGACTCTCAAAAGTCTGACTATGATGAGCGTGCATCATTAATATTAAAAAGCTTCTCTTGGAAGCAATATAACAGTACGTTTGAAACTATAAACGTAGGAATAAGCAGTAATTAATATGAAAGCAATACTTATAACACTAATAAGCTTAAGTGTACTTAGCTGTATACCTGAGTGCGATGAGACTGTAGAGATTTACAATAACAATTACGAGGTTATTGGATGGGAATGTGTAACTTATAATAACTAAAAATATGAAATTTGACTTAAACTATGTAGATTGTATTGAATTAGACGGTATTGATACCGCTGATTACCCTGACTTTTGTGATGCTTTTATAAGCTATGCAGAATACAAAGGTAAAGAAATGACTGATGAGCAGTTGGAACAATTAAATGATGCAGACGGATTTGTATACGACTGTGTTATGAATCACTTATTCTAATGAAACAGACAAAGAAACAAAGCCTTATGGAGATAGGCGTTAATACTGTTATAGGGTTTGCCCTGTCAGTTGCGATACAAATGATTATATATCCCTTAATGGGATTAGATGTTAGCATAGGAGAGAACATCTACATAACCTTAATCTTTATGGTTGTAGGTATACTAAGAAGTTACTTAGTAAGACGAGCGTTTAATAGATGGCATAATAGATAATATGGCTAAAAAACAAGAGACAAATCACTTATTCGATACAGACCTAATAGATGCTATTCAGCACTGTTGGGAACGTGGCATATACTTCTATCCTGTAGTTATAGCGGGTCAGTCTAATGCTCATAAGGTTATACCTAAGGTTAAAATACAATTTAAGCAAGGAAAACTAGTCAAGACTGGGGAAGTTGCTTACAGTCAAGGGTACGAATTATATGAGAAAATTAGAGAGCTATATCTTCACAAGTACAAGCAAGAGAACAAAAAGGCTTAAAACTTATTATATAGTATGAATAACAACAATAAAAGACCCAATGACGGGAGACGTAGTAACAAGCGTAAAGCTAGAGTTAAAGTCATACCTGACAAGAACTTGCCAGCTCCTATAGTTACTAAAGCTAAGAAAGATAGGTCTAAGGATTTGTCTAGTAAAGCTATTAAGAACATATTTGGCTCAGAAGATGGTATCTGGGATAAGTTAGCTGAGATGGCTATGGAAGGCAATATGAAAGCTATGGAGAAGATAATGGAATACCAATATGGTAAGTCAGGAGAACGTAAAGAAGAGAGACAGGCTGCGACTAAAGCTCCTGTAATTCAGTTCAACGTACCACAGCCCAAAGAAGATACTTTAGATATAACACATCAAGAGGAAGAATAATGAGCAAAGTAACTCTAAATCCTAAGTACATTCCTTTGTTTGAAGGTAAAACTAGGTACTATATAATTACAGGAGGTCGTGGTTCCGGTAAGTCTTATGGTGTTGGTTTATTCTTAAACAACCTAACGTATGGGAAGAACCATAAAGTTCTTTTCACTCGTTATACTATGTCGTCAGCACACACCTCTATTATACCTGAATTTGTTGAGAAGATTGATACAATGAGTATTCATGATGACTTTAGAGTTAATAAAGCTGAGATAATTAACATGACTACTGACTCATCTATTATATTTAAAGGTATTAAGACTGCATCTGGTAATCAGACGGCAGCACTTAAGTCTTTAGCAGGTGTTAGTACATTTGTAGTTGATGAAGCAGAAGAGCTTAACGATGAGAACACATTTGATAAGATTGATTTATCTGTACGTAGTCAAAAGGTACAGAATAGAGTTATACTTATACTCAATCCAGCTACTAAAGAACACTGGATATATAAAAGGTTCTTTGAAGATGCACAAGTAGAAGCTGGTTTTAACGGTGTTAAAGGCAACGTAACGTACATTCATACAACTTACAAGGATAACAAAGAGAACTTGCCTGATAGTTTCTTAGATAGCATCTATGACATGAAGCTAAAGAATATTGATAAGTATGAACATCAAGTATTAGGTGGTTGGTTAGAGAAGATGTCAGGTACGGTATATACTAACTGGGAGAAAGGTAACTATATAGAGCTTAATAAGACTTGTTATGGTCAGGATTTTGGTTGGTCAGAAGATTTAACTACCCTAGTAAAAGTCTCTGTAGATGACTTTAAACGAGAGATATTTGTTAAAGAGTGTTTTGGTAAGGCAGGTATGAATACGTCTCAGATATCACGTAAGAATCGCTTACACGCAGGATTAGGTTTAGTTGTTGCAGATAATCACGAACCTAGACTTATAAAAGAGCTTAAAGATGGTGGCTGTAATATACAGGGAGCTAAACAAGTTAAGGGGTCAATCCTATCAGGGATTGCCCTTCTACAGGATTATAAGATTATTGTAGACCCTAAGTCTCATGGTATAATAAGAGAGCTTAATCACTACACATGGAAAGAAAAAGGCAGTGTGCCAATAGATAAGTACAATCACTTTTTAGATGCACTTAGATACGCTGTAATGCACCTTGCCCAAGGAAAGAACAAGGGTACTTATAATATTAAGTAACGTTATTATAAATTTATTTCTAGTAATAGTAAAGAATCAGTCCAATTAGGGCTGATTTTTTGCGTATAAGGGTAATTTTTTACGTCTGTTCAACGAGAGGGGGTATCTTTAACAAGAGGGGGTATATCTATACTTTTTAGGTATCATAAATATATGTTAAATTGTTAGGTTTATACAATATAATTATATTCAAAATAATATAGTATTTTATTAGGATATTGCCGATAAATTGCTTATGTGTCTTTTGCATGGTGCAAACATACGTCCAAAGTAGTTAACATCCTATAGCTAAAAATTTGTGTGTTAAGTATTAATCTTTAAGGGGCGAAATAAATGTTAAATAATTAGGTTTATTCAATTAATTGTTGCACGCGCGCGCCCGTTCCTTAATATAGTACTTTTTGTATGTCACTATTTAGAATAATTATAAATAAGATATATTATATAAAATACTTGTGTAGTATCTAAATAAGTTTTATATTTGTACTATAATTAAAAACAATATTAATAAACATACACTAATTATTGATAACTATGGACTATAAAACACACACTATGAAACTACAAAAAGAATGTAACGATTGCAATAATAAGGGCTATATAAACACTTATAATACACTTATAAATAAACAAGAAATCCAAAGATGCGATAATTGTAAGATATATAAGAATGATATTCAAGCAATGGAGCAATATAGTAAATGTAATAATACATAAATAACACGCACACTACAAACAATATGAAAGTAATAATAAAAGACAATACAAAAAGAATAGCAATATTAAAAGACACCCCCGTATTGGGAGGTTCTTATAAAGTAATTAGAAACATAAAAGAAGGTGATAAAACATATAGTAAAGACGGTTTGACTTTGTCAAGCGCTTACGCTATATATAACGGACTATTAAAAAACTAGACAAACAAAAGTAAAATAAATATAAAAAAAGTTTGGTAGTATAAAAAAAAGGTATTATCTTTACAGTGTGCAAGGGAACAAGCCCACACAAAACAAAAGTAAAATAAATAAAAATAAATTAGGTGGTTATTAAAAAGAGTATTATCTTTATACCATCAAACAAAACTAACATTAAAACAAATATTATGAAAAACACTATCAAAAACATCGACAAAATTACACTAGTAGGATTGACAATAGTAACTTTAGTTGTACTACCTTTAATAGTACTGATTACTTACAAAGTATTAACAACTTCAAACATCATATTTTAATCATGACAAATAAAGAAATCGTATTAACAGCATTAAACAAGTATTTAATTGAATTGAGTACTAAAAACGAAATTCATAATTACACAACAATAGAACAGACAGAAAATTTAATAACATACATTAATTTAGATATAATAAAAACAAAATAACATGAGACTAATCACAGAACAATCAGTAACAGCATTTTTAAACGGTAACAAATTCAACAAATCAAATATGAGTGTCGAAGTAGAGCCAAACGTGACAACATTAAAATATCAAGGTAACGCAATAGCTTATAAATATAACGACCCGAAAAACACAATCTCGATAACGAATTGCGGTTGGGAGTCGACCACAACAAAAGAAAGATTAAACGGTGTAATAGAATTATCAGGTCTAAACATCGGTAGAATATATCAAAAGAATTGGGTTTGGTATTTAGACGGTAAAGAATGGAATGGTAATTTAATAGATATTAATTAACAAAACTTTAACACTATTTATACTAAAATAGTTGCACAGTATCCGAATAAGTATTATTTTTACATAGTAGAAAGGGAATAGTCCTAATCACATTAAAACAAAACAAAATGAGAAACATAATCAAAAACATCGGAACAACTAACTTGGTAGGATTAGTAATAGTATCAACAATAGTACTTCCATTGATAGTAATGATAACAGTAAAAGTACTAAATACATCAAATATTATATTTTAATAGAAAATAACTTGCACAGTAACAAAATAA